ATCAGTTCTCCCACAACTTGCGCCAAGTCCTCTTTATTGATTAAAATCGGATTGCCGTCCTTATCCAAAGCACGTACATAATTTATCTCTTTTTTCTGGGGAAGTGCGCTTTCGACTTCCTTCATCGTTTTTATAGCTCCCATGATTATTTGAATTTAAATTGAACATTATTTTAATCTTTTCTGAACACCACATCCTGAATCTTCCAGTTCCAGGTCTTGTCGTCCTTCTTCCCGCTGTTATGGAAATTCAAGGCTGACTTGATGATGTTTTCTTTTAAATCATTTTTCTTGAACTCGACTTCCGCCTTCTGCGGAAATTCCTTTACCTGCGCGGTATCTACTGAGATAATCAGCGCAACCAATAATGTGTCTAACATAATCCTTTTTATTACATTAATAATCGAATACCAATCTCCTTAATACGCTGCCGACCGCTATGCCGGCAGCATCCGCAAGTATGTCCAGCCAGTCCCAGCCCGAACCAACCTTGCAGTTCTTCTTATACATCCAGTCAGCGGCTTCTTTAGTTACACCTGCCGTAACCGCACAGAGTTCACCCGCTGTCAGGGTGATGGCAAGGCATGCAAGAAAATGCAGCAGCTTGTCGTTAATTCTTAAAAACATATCCAACATAACCATTATCCACAGTAAAAATAAATCCAACAACTACCGTCAAAAATGAAAAAGCAGGATATTTGATTGATGGAAGTAGCAGTGGTTGTGCCTCTGTTATTTGGATTCATCAGGGGTCCTTTCACTGAGACATTCCGGTTCAACTGGTTCTTCAAATATACAATCCGGCCTGGAGTAGTTGACCTTGGAAGAAACAAGGTAGGGTCAAAGCTTATATCCGGCCCTCCATATATGATAATATCATCGGTATCACTGACCGTATAGCTCGGTGGGGCAGACATCATACTGCTGCCTAAATTGCGGACATTCGCTGCTAATCCGGAAGCCCGTAATCTGCTTATTCTTACCGATTCACCGCTCCTAGCATTCAAATCTACATTACCCAATGCTTCTATCGCGCAAGTATCATATCCGGCCTGGGCCATCACTCTTACACCGGTTGAATGGTCACCGTAGGCATCCAAACTAAGTGCCGTAATCCCATCTCCACGAATACGGCACATTGCCCCGGACGAGACATTCACTTCAAAAAATTTCCCGCCATCCTTGCCTATCCTCAATGTCGCGGTCGGATTTTCCTTTTCGTTTTCAAGTCCTCTGTTGGTTATCTTGAATGCACCGATATAACCTTCGGTTGCGGTAACACTGCCTGTAAACTCCCCGTCTGCGCCATCCAGGTGCTTCACCTTCAGGTTATCCACGTCGATAAGGTCTGCGTCTATCTTCCTGGCAAGCAAAAGCTGCGTACCCAGTAGCGGGTATTCCTGGATAGATTTCCAGGAAGTAGTGTCCGGGTTCTGGGCCACATCGTCGAACGGGTGCATCTCGCTGTTTCCGGCCACCGGATTCATCCACATGAATACAAAGCCCTTGTCCTTATCCAGAAAATATTCCCCGTTCTTGTATTTGAACGGCAGCGGTTTCCAGTCACCATCGACCGGGAACGGGGACGGGTTCTGCCGCACAATACTTATCCGTTTCTGCGCAAGAAGGGTCTCGCGGGCACTATCACGGTACGCTTCCACAATCACGGAATCCGCATTGCCCCATTTGTCAGAAGGAAGGTAGTATTCCCATTCGGACGATGCACCGGGGGAATCCGCCGTACCGAGGTCCTTGCCGGCCGACTGGACATGCAGCCGCCAGAATACATCCAGCAGGGCCGCATCAGCCCCGCTGCGGTGCAGGGCTTTCAGCTTCAGCGGCACCATCTGTACATTGTTACAGTCTACAGAGATGGCAGCCGGCTGGCACTCGATGTCAACGTATTCCACCGGGTCAGGCTCGCTGACAGCCACGACACTCAAAACTGCTGTCACCATCATAGCTCAATAGGATTTGTATTCGTTGCTATTACTCTGAATGTCTTGGCGCGTGCTGCATCCGTATAGGTTAGTGCGATGTCCTTGCCCTGGAACTTGTTGCTGTCCTTTCCCGACAGCGTGAACGGATTGTTCTCGCCATCGAATGTGGCGAAGTCCCAGCTTGCCACCGCCACTTCCTCTCCGGATTGGCGTTTATAGGCATACGGCGTCAGCGTTCCCGTTTCTCCCGGATATATTTGCCCGTCCGATGAAAGCCCCTTGACCTTGAATGCCGCCAGTATAGGGTCTGAGAGGTCGAACACGGTAATGAAGCCCTTTGCAATGACTTTCGCATTCTGCACAGCCTCACAACTTACCACCAGCGAACCGTCAATATCATTCGCGGCAATGTTCTGGGTTCCCTGAGTTCCGATGTTGGCCTCTCCCGATGGCAGTTGCTTCTTCCATTGCAACGTAATGTTCCCCAAATCGTTGATAAGGTCTCCGCCGCTGTACAGCGATGCCTTCAACGTCAGCACTTCGGACGGATTGATTATCTGCGTACCCTTGTCAGAAGTAATGAATAACTCATACTGTTTACCCGATGATTCCTGGATGACAACATCAGTTGCAAGTTCGTTGAATGCGACCGTATGCCCGCCGATTTCAACCTCACCGGAAACGGTTATGCGGTCATTGTCATATCCGGAGATGGGCACGAGGTTCTTCATGACGCGAAGTCCCGTCATGGGATAGGACTGCGAGTCCACACTTACATTGTATCCGGTTACGCGTTTGAACATGCCGACAAACTGTTCCGTAGTACACAGCCCGTCCTCCCCGAATGCAAGTTCGGTACCGTTGTACTTGAAAACAAGCCTGGAAGGGATGAGGATGCGCCCGCTGCTCACGTCACGTAACACGACAATGACAATAGGGCGTTTGTCCTCCGCCAACGCTTCAAAGTCCGGCGTATACTTGTCACTTCCCTTTGTCCATGCCTGGATAAGCGGACCATTGTCTACGCGTACATACCCGTTGACGGTTGTCCCGTTGCTCACCGCCACGATAGCCAGTGAAGCGGTCACTTGATTCTGGTTCATCGCTGGCCTCCTTTCCTTTTTCCGTCAGTCTTTGCCCCGGCCGGTTGTTCCGGACCGGTCACGCTGCCTTCACCCTCTTCCGACGCCCCGCTATCGCTGTCCGGATTCGGCTCCTGGCTGAAACCGGGGTCTATTTCCTCTTCCTCTTCGGGTGTCACGCTGAAACCGGGGTCGATGTCCTCCGTACCCTGCATCGCTTCCTGCTGTTTCTCTATCAGCTCTTTCAGTTCACGTGCCGAACCAATGATGTCGATGTCAAGAAGAGTACCCACATTTCGCATCTCACTGATAGGAATGTACACCCTGCCATCCGGAAGGGTATTCATTATCCCAAAGAATTTGCCTTCGAGCTTTGCCTTTTCTACAATTACGTACATATTGATTAAATTTTAAAGTTGTTACTCAATTATTCATATACCGGCCCCGTGGCAATGAATACCGTCTGTCCGTCAATCTGTGAGGAGATAACGGCGCCTTCCTCATCGCCCATCAGGGACTCACCGATGAGAAGCCCCACTTCCGCCCGCACATGGAAGATATATTTTGCCGGGAAACCCTTGTCCGCCGGAATGAACTCCAACGTCCGCCCACCGGTTGCCAGCACCTTTTCCGGCTCGCCCGGCTTGGCACTCTGCCCTTTCCAAATGATGCGGAAAAGGTCATCGTACTCCGTACCGTACTCGCGGCGGTTGTCGAAGATACGTATTTCATAGGCGCTTGGCTGCTTCATATCATCGGAAAGGGTAAAACCCTTTGTCTGGATAATTTCGCAATTTAGAGAAATGGGCATCTCCGTCTTTACCTCAATAACCTTTTCCAGCCGCCCGTCCGTAGGGGCCTGCGGTCTGCTGCCCGCATATTCACAGGCACGGCAACGGAAACTTGCACCAGTGACATACTTCGCCTGATACATCAGCTTGCGGGTGTACACTCCGTTCCCGTCATGGCAGACAATACCGGGGTCATCCGGCGTAACCGGGCGGTATGCTCCGTCTTCGAGGATGTCCCAGAAATATGCGGCGTGTTCATCATCCACGGGTTCAGTGCCCGTATAGAGCTGCGGTTCTATCTCCCTGTCCCAATAACCGGAACGGTCGGCCAGACGAAGCGGGTCGGTCACCATCACGGTATCACCCTTCAGGCGCAACGAATACGCCTTGTTGTCATAAAGGTGCGCATAGGACTTCACGCTACGTTCACAGCGGACTTCGCGGTTCGTGCGCGGGTCCGTGAATATCGCGATGCCGAAATACTCCACCGGCTTCTCCGGCGGCGTGTTCTTCCGGATGGTAAGCGCATATTTGGGCACACCGCCGCTGCCGTCGGAAATGCTGTAATACTCGCCCTCGACGATACGGTTGGCCGACTTGTCACGGGGTGCGCCCTCGAACCACTCCACCCCCGTGAGTTCCATTTCACCGAATACCGTCTTCTCGTCGAACGCCGATACCTTCGGCATGATGACCAGCGGTGTCAGGGTCCGGTCGGGGCTGTATTCCCGCAGCTGCTTGTCATACGTCTGCACGGGACTGCCCGACAATACTATTATCTCTCCCTGAAGGGAAAGGGGGGCAACGTAAATACGGCCCCACTGCTTGTTACTCTTTAATCCCATATACCTATAAATTCTTATACGATGTCAAATCCTAAATTCTTATCCACTTCCTCCAACCTGCCGTTTACCGGAAAGAACACCCGGCAGGTGAATATCACGGACTTGCTGACAAAACCGAAATCCGAACCGACCCCGTGCTGATTCCCGTTGTCAATATGGATGGCAAGCCTGTTTCCGTCCACATACTCAGGCGTCCAGAGGTTGTCCGCCGGAACATTGCCACTGTTGCGGAACCACTCCACTTCGGTAGCATCGTCCGCCATCACATCATCCGTTATGTCAATTGTACCATAGAAAACGCGTCCGGAAATTACCTCATCCACACCACCTATGACGAATGCCTCCCCGCCTGATAGGGAGAGTTGGAGCGAATACCTGCTGTCGCCCTCAAGGAGTCCCCATGAAGGGGAGTTCCATTTAGGTTCGTCGGTTGTCTTGTCCTTCAGACACCCCCACTTGCAGCCAAGGTGGTAGACCGTATGCTGTTCCAGCAGGGTATATTCGCTGCCGGAAGGCTTCGACAACTCGTACTGAACAAAACGGTAAGGAGCGCCGCTCTGGGCCGTTTCCAGCGACCAGATACCCCGGTCTACCTTGTTGGGTATGACATCGCCGTTGTGGTCGAGTTGGTAGAATTTCTCGGCAATGACTGTCTGTGCCATGACGCCTGTCTCATTCTCGGAAATCGGCAGCTTTTCAAGTGCCTTGGTACGGGGAAATCTGCCGATACTGATTGAGTAGTTGTAGTCCTCCAGTATTGGTTTAAACACGTTAGCCAAAAACATGATGCGCCCCTCACGCGAAGAAATCATCCACGACTGCGCCCGTTCGTTGAAGCCACCTGCTTCAGGCAGCGTACTGTTACCCCTGCGGGTTACGTTGTAGCCGGCCAACGGCGGATAGTTCGTGCCGCCCGGCACTTCGCTGTCCGGATAGAGCACGACCGTTATGCTATTCTCCTGCGCATTGGTGGTAAGAATACGCATCCAGCTTGTATAATACTCGGAACCACCTGTAAGCATTGTGTTAATGATGGAGAAGCAGACATCGTTGTCCTGGAACTTCATGAAGTCGAAGTCCGTGCGTTTCTCGATGCTCAGACGGTAGGTGCCCTCGCCCAAATCCTCCACGGATTCTATCTTACCAATCTCGGTGAAGGAGTAATCAGATTCCATTCCTTGAATCTGATTGATAATAAGGTCAAGCACTGACAGTGAACCGCGCACTTCCAACCGTTCTACCTGTGCCCGGCCATCAGGGAATATCCCAGCACCCTTACCGGCAATTAGGCCATCAACAAACTCGCCGAACTCGCCGCCTGCGAGGAACTTTATTAAAAATTCTGTTTCATCAGGTTGATTTTTATGGAGATAAATATTTTTAAGGCCATCTATTAAATCAAGGATACCGACAAACGTTCGTCCTATACGTTCTGCACTATTCTCTCCTGCAAGAGTAGCATTTCGCACCTGCAAGGCCAACTTCCTCAATATATCAAAAGTATCTGCCATTATTCACCCAAGATTCTACATGCTACACGGTTTGCTGTCAATCCACCATTTCCTTTATATAGAGGAAAAGACTTTCTATTATCATTCAAATAGCGTACACACTCCTTTAAATATCGGTCTGCTATAGAAAATGCATCATTATAAGCCATAAGTTTCTCTTTAAAATCAGAATGAGACGAATATTCGTTATCTTTATGCATAAATCCTAAACGGGTAACACTACCATCCCCATTCTTTACTATACGGGCATAAGTATAATAAGCTAAAGCGGCTTTTAACCCCACAAAAGAGCGTCTTCCACCACATTCTACATCATAAGAACTTCCATCAAGTAGCTCACTGTAATTATCTGGATGTTCTTTCACATCTAAGAATAGTGCATCACCCAAAGCCGACTTCACATCAATATTCTCTGACTCTCGGATATATGTTTCTATCTTTTCCGTATCTATATGTACTGACATCGTACGGGCCAACTTAGAAACTTCATCCGTTGTTATTAGATACTGCTGCATTTCTTACGTATTTAAGAGGTTGTACACTAAAGTCATCAGAGGGATTAACTGGTTCATACCAATGTTCAAAGATTTTCTGAAAAGCACGTTCAATCATTCGCTGTTGTTTTGATACGATAGAATTATAATATTCAAAGGCATCTTCCAATATATCACCGGAAAAACCCACTTTACCAATACGAATACAGTACCAAGGTTCTTGTCCGAAAGCAGAATAAATACGTTCTACCACACTGGCATCAGTCACAGTAAATTCTTTATCATAATTTTTAGAACTGATATCCACAAACTCCGGCTTTTCTTCATCAGATTCTAAAGTAACTTCCAATATTTTTGCAGCATTAGTATCTCCTTGAAGTTGTATAACGGTATCTGAAAAGCCTGTATCTTCGCTTTGCTTATCTTCTCTTATCGGACTCCCTTCTTCATCAAGATGTACCGGAGAAACACCTTTCTTGGTAACAATCATTCCAGAAGGCATAAAATTACAGCGAACATTACGATATTTTACATTTGCAAGCCCTTCATCCGTACTCATTTCCGTAATCACCCGGTCAGCCCTTCCGACAGGATACACAAATTTTCCAGTGTTACTAATCCACAATATCTGTCCTTTATAGTTTTCAATTCCCCCAGCAGCACGAATCTGTGCATACACCACTTCTTTACAAGGATTAAAAACATCTATGAACTCTACATTATCCGGTATAACCTTAATAGTCTTACCATTACGGGTTTTCTTTCCACTCCAATCAGGGTGAACCGCAATCTTAGCAATATATCCGTTTTCATCTTCCTCTAATAAACGGCAATTTTCAAAGGGAACATGCTGTATCTCTACTATATCAGCAAACATATTATAGTTTACATGTATTGCTATCCCATCATAATCTGCAATATCCCTACATACAAAAGCATGGATATCATCAGTTGTATCACCACGACGATTAACTACATATTCAGAAAAAGTGACCTCACGAAAACCATTCCCTTCTATAAAATTGGCATAACGTTCCACACATTCACTGCCAGTTGAACTAGCAGCGATGATATTCCTTAAATGTTGAGGATATAAATTATCATCACCATAGCTTTGGATGCCAAGATTACGTAAGTACCCCGTATCAACACGCCTATTACTTTTCTTCTTTAAATCATTTACATTCATCGCTTCGTGAGGTCATTTATTATTCTACCATTTCTCCTGCTACTTCTTTGTCTGCAGTTTCCTTCTTTGATTCAAGAAGGGATTGAGCCTTTTTTATATGGGTATCCAATAATTTAGCAGTCACCTTCTTTCCATCTACCTGATAAGTTTTAAATGCATCTTTTACTATTTTGACTGTCGCACCTTCTACTTGGAAAGCTTTCACCAGTTCTGCAACTAAAGTTTCATCCAAAGCTATAACCGGATTCTTGAGTCTTTCAACCCTTTCCTCCCAATTGGAAGGTGTTAAAGTAAAAAGCACTATTCCTTTAGGATTTTCTGCAAGAAATCTCTCTGCTGCTTCATCTGTTAGATTATCATTGGTGTACATTTCACTACTCCCAAAGCCAACCTGGAGTAAAACACCATTTTTCAATGCATAATTTGATTTTTCTTTCATCTTTCCGTATTTTTTTAAATATGAATACATTTCAATCACAGCATCACGATAACAATCACCACATGAAGTCTTGACAAAAGTTCGTCCGAAGACTTCATGATATATTACTTCAATATCTGATTTATCAGAAGAAGAGAGGGGGATTTTACCCCCCAACTCTTTTAATTTATCAACCACTTCTACAACAGTCATTCCGTTACCCCATTGGTTCTGCTGTCAATGTACCAATTGCCGTCTTAGTCGCTTCATAACTTGTTTTGAACAAGAATAAAGCTGATTTCGGTACTTTTTGTTCTTCAAGGGTCACACTCCAACCACCTTCCGTTTCTTCACTGTATTTATTATTTTCAATAGTTGTAGCTGTAAGCCCTTGATAGTATCCAAAAACTTGGAAAGCGGCATCACCCGGATTTTCTTCTTTCTGTAAACCCTTATATTTATTCTCCAATACTACAACATAAGAGCCATTAGCTAAACCGTCAACTATATCGGCACAAACATCTGGGTCATTTGCCAAAATCACAAGTGTAATGGTGTTTGTGAATGAATTACGATATGTACCTGTTGCCAAAGCAGTAGTAGTACCAGTAAATGGAGTTTTACCTGGAACCACAACTTTATACGCCTTTTTCTTTTCTTTCATCGCCAATGTTTCAATCACATTTTTACGAGTTGCATTGAACACTGTCGCAGCGAAATCTACATCAGCGCGATTCATAATCACGCCTTCCTGCTCCAAACCTTGTACGACTGGGTCATCACAAGACGGAGAAATATCTTTCTTCAAAATATCATCGCATACTCCCATAAATACCTCCTTTCCTAATATGCAACTTGTACCAGATTATCTTCGCCAATCATAGAACCAAGTTTGCCTGTAGAATAGATGTAATTCTTACGGGATTTTCTTTCAAACCAAATATCAAGGTCTGATATAGGGTTATCACCTTCGCAGCCATACATCAAATTGTCCGGAGAACACAGAACCGCACGATGGGGGAGATTCAGTTTGGTTTTATCATTCTGATATGCTTGAATAAATCGGTCCCAAATTGAGCATTTTACAACTGGAACACCGTCATACTCTCCTACTTCAAGTCCATCAAAAATAACTTCCCAAGGCATAATAACCTTATATTTCTCCCTCACATCGCGAGATAAAGAATCACACAATGATTTCGTAGCAAAAATTGCATGTCCAGATTTCTGGAAAATACGGCTATCCGCATCCTCAAGCATTGCATCAAATATAGAAGTTGCAGCACCTAATTCTTTTATCTTAGATTTTTGCAAAGCATAAGATGCTTCAGCGTTGGCTGATATGACAGTATGTTGGCCTGCATTAGCTGTACATATAGCAAACAGACGTTTAAAGAAACCATCGCATGTCTTAAACAATTCTACATTCAAACCATCTGTAATTTGCCCGGACCCCTCAACATTAGCAGCATTCTTATCCCCAAACCAAGTAAAACGCCACAACATTTTCATCATTGCTTCCGTTAATTTCGGAAGAACGATTCCATCCATATATTCAGTAGAAGTAAGGTCCGCAATATTGGTGCCGGTTTTTAGGCAATATTTAGCAATAGTATTTTCCAAATCCTCATAACACATTTCCAATGGAACTTGCCAATCACCTATTTCCCAAACCTTTTGGGCAGCAGCAATAGCCACCTTTTGATATGTAGGATCACATCCGGAACCTGCGATACCGACATCCTCCATCTCACCGATGAAGCCTACTTTCTTACCATTGGTCACTTTAGGCATGAACGTCATAAAACGCTCCATATCCTCATTTTGAAAAACTGTCAGTTCAATCAAGTCTTTCAAATCCTTCACCGCCTGATTATCCGGTGTCAATTTTGAAAAATCTAAAATAGGCATACTTAATTCTCCTTTCTTTACTTTTTAGCTCTCTTCTCTCTTTCCTCTCTCAACTTCCTTTGAATAGCAGTCTCCTCCGCACTATCCTGATGGTCAACAGTTGCCTTAAAGGTCTGAGCGCGTAAGGAAACCCTATAAGTTGAACAATGCTTCGCTAACCAATTCTCTCCACCCGCCATCTTTACAGCATTCAAAATCTTATTGTCCTCAACAGTACGGGCATTAACTTTCAAAGTCGCATTTTCTGCTTCAAGTTCTTCAATGCGGTTCTTTAAAGCTTCAATATCCTCACCACTATTTTCTTCTTCTTTAATCTCCGTAATTACCCCATCGGTCACGATGATAGTCTTCCCATCAGGCATAACATGTTCACCGTCAGGAGACGCGGCATCCCCGACTTGTGGTTCTCCCTCTTCACGTTCCACCGTTAGTACATTACCTTCGGCATCTGTCAACTCCATAGATATTACTGGAATATCTTCAATCTTTTGATAGCCACATTTGGCAAGCAACTTATCAATGATAGATTGCTTCACTGTCACTTGTTTTTCTTTGTTCATTTTTTTACTATTAAGTTTATAATCGACTCCTTTTGCTGTAGTTGGGACAAGAACAGCAGATATAAATCCTAGTTGTTTTGCAATCTCCCCGCCAAACCATGACTCCTTATTCATTTGAGCTTCCAATACAGATGATTCTGCCCCAGTTCTTTCAACATAGACAGCTAACATTTTAGCCTTTTCCGCTTCCAAACTTGATTTAAGGGATTCTATTGTTTCAAGGTCTAAAACATCGTCATACTTTGCCAAATATGGATTGTGAATAAGAAATTTTGCATGAGGATAAGCCTTTCTGCGTTCCAGCGGTGCAGACAGTAGAATAATTGTTGCCATAGAAGCACACCTTCCAACAACAGTACAAGAAATATCCTTACCAGATGCACGTAACGCATCATAAATTGCATACCCCTCAACTGTATCGCCACCGCATGAATGTATTTCAATATCAATTGTAGGGTCAGCTGGGTCAAGCCATGAAAGAAAACATTGAATATCAGGAAACGAAATCCCTTCATCGCCGGTCAAGTACCAATTCTCCAGCTTATCTCTATCGGCTACAATGTCTTTATTAATGTATAATTTTGCCATATCACATAATTGTTTGTAACAAAGGTAAAAAACAAGATACGGCTTGAAGAAAATAAGAAGTTCATTCTACTGACATGCTTTGACAGTAACTTTCTATAAACAATAAGAGCGGAGAATCACTCCGCCCTTATTTAGATATTAACTGTATTTGAAAACTTATCAATAATCCGATAGATGGTTCTCTCTGCAATACTATATTCATCAGATAAATACTGCATGATATAGGTCTTTTTGTGCCCTTCTTGTAATAGGCGAATATAATCTTGATATACCGGAATATATTTTACATCTCCAACATCAAGCGAAACATTATCCATTACTTGGAGAATGCTCCTATTCAGCATTAATAATTCATACGCATTCATACACTACCAAGATTCTCGACATATTTCACCCTATCTGCAACAGAAGTAAATTCCTCTACTGACAATACTGGTGGTGGAGCCATCATCATACCTCTTGCAACAGCTTTGGCAAGCATATCCTCACCCGTTGCCTGATTGGATGAGGTTGTGACATTGATAGGAATACCTCCCCCCATTTGGTTAAAGGCTGATAATAACGGAGCAAACATAGAAGTTGCAGCGGCCGTCATTACACTTTCACCATTAGATAACATCGCCGGTATAGAGTCGCTTGTAGCCGACCCCGGACCTACTACTGAACCACCCTGTGCAAATTTAGCACTTTTTACCGTAGAAATAGCAGCCGCAATGTTAGAAAGTATAGTAGCTATACCACTAGCCATTGTACCAAGTCCAATTATACCCTTTCCTGCTTCCGCCGAAACCATTTTAGAAATAGCCTTACCTGTATTGATTGCAATTTCGGCAAGAGCCAAAGCCTTACTTGCAATGGCAAAGTTACGGTCTTGATTACCTATCTCATCTGTCAAGGCAATAAGTCCATTTGTAACAGTAGCCATAGCATCATATTTGGCTTGTTCGATAGCTATCTCGTCATCTACAACATTCTTTTTTGCATCATTATATTCATTCTGAGCTTTAAGTTTGCGCAAATTAAAATCCTCAAGGCTCTCTCCTTCAAGTCGCTGCATGGCGTTCAATTCGGCAAGTTTCTGCTCCATTTTGATACGGAGAATTTTTTGTTCATCACCGTATGCCTGAGCTATTTCTATATTAAAACGTTTTTTCAAAACATCCTCTTGTTTCTTGATAATGGAGTTATTATGCTGCTTGGTCAAATCATCAATCTTTTTGTTGTACTTCTCCATGATAGCAAGTTTCATCTGCTCGGTTAGCTCTTTCTGCTGCAGTTCTGCATCACGTTGGGTCATCAATTGTTGCATCTTTAGTTGATACTCCTGTTCGCTTCCGGCTTTTACAGATTCAAGTTGTAGGGCAATAAATTTCTGCCGATTTTCAATCTCCTTTTTCAGTTCTTCATCAGAGAGCTTTTGCAAAGCAACTGTTTTCTGTTGTTCAAGAGCAAGAATCTGTTTTCCGATTTCCTCTTTGGCACGAGGTGTCAAGTCTTTTTCAGTTTTCAAGCGGATTTCCAAATCTTCAATCTGACGACTATATTCATATTCTATCTCTTGCGTCTGCTTTTTCCGGCTATCTTTGACGAGTTTTAGCATTTCATCCTCAGCCTTACGTATTTCTTGCAGTTCTTTCTTTTTGATTTTAAGAGCTTCGGCCACAGCTTTAGGGTCAACAATCGGCGTCTTCTTTTTATCAGCATTCCCGGTATATGAAGACATCAAGTTAATGGTCTCTTTCCTGGACTCCACAGCTGATAACTGTGCCATACGATTATTCCATGAAGAAGTAATATCCTTGTTTATGGCTGAATTGGAACGGTCTTTACCAATTCCTTGACGCCAAAATGAAGCATCCTGCAGTTCTTTATTGTATTTCTCATTGATAGCAACAGTTTCCTGCAAATATTCTTCTTCCTGCTTCAGGGACAAGTTCAGCATCTGAAGTCTTTCTTCTTTGGCTTTTTTCAAAGCTTCTTCCTCAGAAAGCCCCGCTTTCACATATCGAGCCCGTGCCGCCTCTACCTTGGCATATTCATCCCCCACGTTAGCTTCTGCAACATTCTTTCCAAGTTTGACAGCAGCTTTAGTTTCCCGTTCTGATATATCCTCTACCGACTCAAACAAAGTTCGTACATCTTTAATCAAAGAGGATAAAGCACCATTGACAAAAGTCTCAACCTTAGCCGTCATTTTCTCAAACGAGCCACCAGTAGTATCAAAAAGCAAAGCGACCTCTTTCGTTAGTTCCGCTTGGGAAGCAAGCAAATCATCTTCCACTTTACCTAATTCCCCAGTCTTACCCTTGACTTCATCCAGATTAACAGAAATATCTTTCAAGGTACGGATATATTGCAGGCCGGCATCTTCTCCCGGACCGCCAAAAATATCTGCAATGGCAGTTCCAACCACCGCACTGCTTTCCGGTAGTTCATCTAATTTGGCAGATACTTCCTGCATGATTTGAAAAGTAGTCTTTGCCCCTGTCTGCAAATCTTTCTGGACTTGTTTAGAGCTGATACCAATACCATCTAATGCACCAGCCGTTGATGTAGTCATTTCCCGAAGCCGAGTATTCGCCTCTTTGATGGTATCAATTCCCTTATCAGAGAAAACACCCTGCTTATTAGTTTCTGCAATAATGGCGACGAACTGATCCGCAGAGATACCGGCCTCTTTGAAGTACGCCGGATATTCTTTCAAAGCAGACAGAAACTCCCCATTCGCATCTGCTCCGGCAATGAAACCATCTTTGATAAACCTCAGCGCTTCGCCAGAAGATATACCAAACTGTTTTTCTACGGAATTGATAGCTGTCAACATATCCCGGAAGTCTTTACTATAGTAATCAGCCAAGGCTTGTACTTCACTCCGATAGATTTTCAAATCATCGCCAGACTTATCCGTAAATTGTTTTGTCAATTTGGTAGCTTCCTTTATCCCCTTATTGTAGTCATACCACCATTTGAAAGCAAAGCCAACTCCAGCAATGCCTGCTATACTCATAAATACCGGATTTTTCAATAATGCTTTTAGCGTTGAGCCTAAAGCAGATACTTCCGTCCTCATATTGGAGAAAAAGCCTTTCACTCCATTTGAGTTCTGGACAATATTCAGCAAAGAGTTTGCAAAGTCATTATTGATACCTACAAAATCTTTTAAAGCTTCCTCGTAATTACCGACATTACGATAGAAACGTTGCGTACCCTCTTCCGCTTCCTTCAATTCATCGGTAATGGCATTTATCTTATCTTGAATCTCTTTGCCCCTGGCACTATTACGTTCCGCACGGCTTAATCTATCATAAGAAGCAGTCAGATTAGAAAGTTCCGCACGTAATCTAACTAAACTACCTTCAAGCTCCATCTGTTCCTTACGTTCATTCTGTATTTGCTTATTCAGAATTCGAATAGCCTCGTTCACTTCACGAGTCGCTATTTGAGTTTCGGTCAGTTTTACATTATATTCCTCACGCTCAATACGCCCAGCTTTCAAATCATCTTTAAGTGTTTTTTCAACCTGATGTAAAACGTCTATCTGAGTACGATATTCTGCGATTTTTCGAATAGCATCATCGTATCGTACCCGGATATCCAGTACTCTTTCTTCTACATTTTCCATAGTTACACCTCCAACTGTAATAATTTACACTCACATATCCCCGTATTTTCTGCCCTTACTGATATAATAGCATAGTATCTACCATATTGACCTAAATAGACAGGAATAGTCACATCTAACTCTTTCAACTCAATATCACTAATCTCAATCTTTTCGCTGACCACAATAGGACTACGAATAATTTTCTGATATGTTCCATAGTTTTTTCTGAGCAAAGTTTCCCACTTTAATCCTTCAAATGAAGCTTTAGATTTTCCTGTATTATTAACCTCAATCAATAGCCGTGGTTCCACACTATTCATTTCTCCGATAGTCTCACTGCCAGAGTAGTCATACAGTAGAATTGAAGCTCTGCCCAAAGACATATCAGTTGCAGCAAATGGAAGTTCAATGGCAATCCGTTCCATTTCAATTGTTTCATCTTCCACATACAAAGCACTATTATAATCACCTTTCACAGCAATGTCATCTTTCCATCTAAACAAATTATGTTGAGCAAAATCATCAAGGGAGTAACTTATTTCTTGTGGTTTATTTTCTTTGAAAGAAGCAACCACCTTACGCGTCCAATCATATGCCTTATGTCGTTTCGACATAATATCATCCACAGAAAAAAAGCCCAAAGTAGTATCGTTAACGACGACAGCAAATGTTCCAGATATTGCAGCAATCATTTTGATAAAATCAACCTGCTTTATATCCGGTAAATTGGATATGATGGGATAATACCCATCACTTCCTTGCCCCTCGACTACCACCTCATCAATATAGGGCGCTAAAGCAAGAGAAAAAGTATCTATCCCCCAATTATTAACAAAATATCCCGTATCACGGAAAGCAAAATAAATAATATCACCCTCTGACAATATGGATGTCTCATCCTTAAAGTCAAAATATACTGTCCAGGTCTGTCCGTTACTTCCTTGTAAATTAGAAGCATCAGCAGAAAACACTTCTTCCGCTCTCCCATCCACCACTTTATATGCCACAAAAGCAGGATTTACCGGGACTGTACTAATAAAATCAAAAAACATTTTTGCTGATATTCTAATCTTTGTATTGTCTTTAAGAATTTTAACCCCTGAGTCTTTTGAACCGGCATTTACAACAGCTAAAAAATTATTAGAAAAAGAATTTTTCAATACAACTGTTAAATTATAATCATATTGAACACCATTATTATATTTAGCAGTTAAGCCAAATTGATTATCCGCATCTAATCCCCTACCATGGCGTGTCAATAATGGGATTATTAATTTATTGATAAATTCCTTCACTACATCATTTGAAAATAAAAAATTAACACCATTATCAGATGAAATACGCTCTAATATCCAATTGGCCCTTACACTAGGATGCACATAATTCAAAGTATCAAATCCCCTGATGCCCATATCTATATCAGATACAATAAAAGGATTTCCATTCTGATAATCACTAATTTCCTTTCGCCAAATCATATAATAGTCATTATCAATAAGTTCATTCAAAGATTTATCATTCTCTACGATACCGGCTAACAATGTTATATTTCCCCACGTAATAGCAATATCAATGGTATCAGAAACAGATAGAAGTACCGCTTTTGCATTTGAGATTATCTCTACTCCATTACGAAAATACCTGGCATGATGATATTTTCTCGGATAGACGGTACTACATGAAGGTATATCAGCATGCTTTATAATACGTTGGTTACGTACTGTCTTTGGCAATTTTATCGTATAGCTATTATTACTAACAATCTTACTCAGGTCGGAAAGTAAATTACTTTTGAGATTTAATGTGATTTTAGTGTTTTCTCCCAAATCAACCAATTCTCCGTCTATAAATAACATCTCATTTCTCATAAGCTTTGCACCAGTGTTTCTGGTAAAATAATCGTTGCTATAAAATCCTGAAGAACAGCACGAGTTTTATTGAAAGTTTCAACTGCAACATTTACTCCTTGCCACCTATCTTTTTTATCAGAATCTTTTCCCATATACATATCTACAACTGGCGACATAGCAAGTTGAAAAAGAAAATTGTATGTATCACTATCTACAAGCGGTGCACATACAAGAAGGGTATTTTCCTCTGTCTTACGCTGTTTGCGTCCAGTTCCACTATGATACCCATTCACATAATTGTAGTCCTGCATATTGTTACGAATAAACTCCCCATCATTTACAACCTGTTTTTTTTCGTCACCAGCTTTAAACAACCAATAACAATAAAAACCATGACGATTAACCCAACGAAGATATACTCCCATTGCACAATCATCGACCAATAACCGAACATGAGAAGGAACTCCTTCTACCGCATGAAAAGTATAATCGAAAGTCATATCGAAAACACTCGTTCCTATCCCACTTCCTGGCAACACTAACACCACTTCTCTCTGTGCATGAATACCTGTTAAAAACAAATTATAAATACCACGTTTTTGCAGACTAATGGAAGGCAAAGAAACGTTATCTGCAATAATATTAACACTATTGGTTCCAGCTGTATACATACCAACTGTAAAAGGAAAATTCTTAAACCATGTCAAAACCCTATCACCATTATATCGTTCACCAATCTTCATCGCCCCCCAAACAACAAAAGTTTCAAACTGAAAACTTTCACTTAATTCTCCACCCTCAGAATACATATTCAAGTCAAGAGAAAACAATCGGCCGAACGGAGTTTCAGCAGCTCCCGATTGAGTATAATCTATTTTGCCAAATTGAATTGAATCAAAATACGATTGGGTATAAAAAGAAACATCGAAGAAACAAGTATTTTGAAATAATACCCTTTTCTCTACATGTTCTATACCAGTTGTCACATCACGAACCACGGCCTCTACCCATGCCCATGGATACCCAAGGACATTAATAACTATCGGATTAAAACAAAAAGATATTTCATCCGGATACTCAACTGTTGTATTTCCAATTTTATGAGTTCGCATTGTTATTCAAATTTATATGTTGTATATCTTTTAAGAAAATACCAAATATACGGTTCATTATATTTTGTATTGTTTGTTCAATATCTTCTGAATATATGTCCTCATGCTTTCCTTTCCGATATAATTCAGTTCCTTCTTGAGCAATCTTCCGAGCCACAAGGTATGCAAAAGACTTAGGTTTCTCTACTTGAATACCCTTATCCATCATCCATTGTCGAATAATCTTATAAAATCCTTTAGGAACTTTACCTGGAGCACGTCCTCTTTCCAATACGCTGAAAGCCTGCCTGCCAAACAGAATGCCATGATTATCATCCACTACAATATGCAGACTTTTAATAGTTCTGCCACTTGCACGCTGTCCGGCCCGTACATGGTTCTCAATGATACGTTGCCGGAGATTATCTAGCTCTTCATTCAGAATACCCTTTATCTCTTTTCTCCTATCTTCCATAACTAACACATGGGTACTCCTTGAACCTCTTTAAGTTTCAATTCTATCATTATCCCAGTAACATTCACATCCAACTTATCATAAAATATGGAGTAAGGCACTTCATCGCTCACCCACTCAAACAGTCCGCTTTTATTCAGTTCTTTGATAAACTGTACGGCATACCCTTTACACTTCTCAATAACCTCATCATTCTCCACGCCGTCGAAATCAAACCTTGTCTTATCTGCAAATGCTATCATACAATTAGGACAATCTTTCAACTGTGTTCTGGATATAACGAACTTACCGGATACAGGCAGTAAGTTAATAATAGCCGGCAATGGCATCTTATCCAACCGGATATTAGCTGTCGCCCAGTTATCAAACAAATAGGTTATACCCTTTAGCTTTTCTGCAACAGAAGCTATTTTCCTTTCTACACTTGTATTCATTTGCTATTATCTTGATAAATTTTACGTAATCTTCGTTCATATCTTATCTTCTCTGCATCCATATCAAGACATTTATACACTCTTATCCATGGAACGCTTTCTACCTGTTCATGGTCGGTAATTCCCATGCGGGTTGCATAATAGTCTACTAGCCCAAACAGACCAAATGACAGTTGGTCTACACCTGCACGTTTTTCTTCTGGAGTAGGCGTCACACTTGTTGTTTCAAACAGCTTCGTTATCCGTTCCACCTCTTTAGTAACCCATGAGGAAAATCCCAAGACAGCCTCTACCTCACATGCTTCTATTCGCCCAACAGAAAATCCTAATAGAACACGACATGGTGTCATTATACAATCAATATCGTTTGATATAGATTGCAGTCCCATAAGTTGTCCAATAGTAACACCATTCAGATTATCTGGCAAACGAACTCCCGAAATGAAATCCGGTTTTGGAAGCTTCTTTATCCGTTCCAATAATTCAGTAACATTACTTGCCACCTCACTTAATATCAAAAATTCTTTTACTGTCATATCTGTCCTAATTTTGCTTTTGGTCGTTTAATTATCGGTTTCTCAGACAACTTGTTTAGCGCGACGTAACGAATGGCGTCAAGCGCGTGATTAAATTTGTCTATCGGCTCATTCAGCAGTTCTCCTGTAATTCTATCCTCTTTCCATTTATAGGTTCGCAGCTCACGAATTATATTAATGCTTTTCTGAGTCACACATAACTCGTATCGTTGGAGTATCTGTATACCAACCCTTATAGAGTCACTTCCTTTTATTGATGGTTCGATATTTCGGATGCCATAATTACGAATTTCCACTATTGATTTCTGCTCTGCACTATCGGCTATCGTACATCCATTCAACCCTTTGAGGATATCTGCAATCTTATCATTAGTCAGCCCATTTCGATAACATCTTTCATCAATCCATAGTTTTCCATCGTATTTATACACATCGACAATGGCTGTCGGATCATTTGTAAACCCGAAGTCAAGTCCACGCCCTACAAGCGTTGCCGATTTCGGAATGTCAATTACCTGCTTCCACCTTGTATATATTATACCTTGGCTCCTTCCCGTAATTCCAAGTCCATAAATATTCCACCAATTGGCATCATCCTTATTAGACTCAATCTCTTCAATTTGTACCTGCGTAAGAAATGGGTTATTTTTATAAGTGGAGTGTATCTCTATCGTATTAGATTTAGTCTGTACGCCTTTAATCTCATACCAAAATTCTGCGTCCGGATTCCAGTCCAAAAAGATAATCTCCGTTGTTCGAACTGCAAGTTGACGATACACCTCATAACCTATTCGGTTACACTCATTGATGAAAAGGACATCTCTTCTAGACCCCTTAACCTTCCCCCAATCATCAGCGCTAAAGCATCGTATGATCGTACCCGTCTTAAATTGATAGACGTGCTCCGTCTTATTCAGTTCATAATCCTTACCATCTACAAGTCCTTCTTTTTCAAGAATATCGTCCAAGTCGTTTATCGCACCTCTCTTCAAATGCGGAATGGATTCTGAAACAATATCAATAACCCGACTCTTCTTGTTACCAACTGCAACGGAAACAAACAGAGAAACAATGGAGTATGTTTTTCCGGAACGGGTACCACCCTTGTTGGCGACTACTCGTTTCCTCTCAAGCCAAGCGTTTAGATTACACTTATAGACATAGGTTGTCCTCATTACAAGTCTTTAATCTGTTCTATCATTTTTTTATCATCACCATTATCTACAACAATAGTAAGCCCAGGTAAATCTCCGCTCAATTCTTGCTTATGTTTATTCTGCCACCTTTCAGGGGCAATGTTTGTCAGGAGGAATATAGCGGCACCAATATTCGGTTCGACTCTCTTTTTCGTAATCGTACGACTCTTGATTTTGGGTTGCCCATTCACGTCTTTATATTCGGTTTTCGTTTCTTCGTATTCCCTTCCCTTTGCAGCTTCAAAAAGTGATTTCACGATAATGCACTCCCGAGATTCTTTAAACTCATTCTTCGCCTTTTTTATAGAATCGGAAAAATCGGAATTTTTCATCCACCCGTAATAGGTCTTATTGTCAATGCCGAAGTATGCGCAAAAGTCTTTCAACCTTGCGCCACCATACTCCATAAGACCATTCTCACGCACCCATGCAGCACATTCTTCTATCTTTTTCTGATTAAAGTATGCCATATTTCCTTGTCTTTATTGCATGCCTTTCAGCTTGTGTAACCTTTTCACCCTTGTACATACCCGCTCCCAATTCATCTATTTTAAAAAACGGAATTTCGGTAACAGCTAAACGTTTACGGTATGATTTATCAATAAAATAGATGTAACGAAGCTGGAATCCTTCTACATATTTAGCACCAAGTTTTACCCACTCTGCACGTGTGCGATACTTATGTTCCACACCCATTTTGTTACAAAGTTCCTTAATTTGAGGAATGTTGAAGTTCGCTTCTAATGTCATGGCAGCAATCTTATCACCCGTAGGGAATAGAAGTATTGTCTTGTTTTCTCTTATCCCAGTAAGGACGAAATTAGAAGCACGATATATCGTACCATCACCACAAGAACAACCATCGGCAAAAGATATTACCCACTTTACCTGCGGCGCATTCTTTTTAATCATCCGCAATGTCTTGCCGATGCAAAAACTTTCTGAGTTTCTTGGAAGATAATCATCGAAAGCCATGCGGTTTAATTCAATAAATTCATTCCATCCTGTTCCATTCACAAGTGTTATAACTTTCTTTTTATCCATAGACGGCCCATATTGCAACACTCCGTGAAGCCTACCATCAAGAAATGCTCCGAAATGGAGCTGCGAATTTTGCACAACCTTACCCGAATAATGATGTTTCTTTACAAATCCATCAGCTATTTTTTTCGGGATAACCTTTATAACTATTTCTTTTGCTCTACCCATTGTTTCACTATTTGATAAAGTGCATTCCCATTGGAATTTTCATTGCCGAAAGTTTCACATTCTAAGCCATTGCTTTTTGCAATTTCTATAGCAGTTTTGATTAAATCTGCTTGTTCGTTTGACACCGTAAAAGTCAGTTTCTCTGAATTAGGTTTCTCTCCATCAGGTAATGAAAAGCCATCACCAAAATTATCTGGTGTAATTTCCCAAGCAGTGGGCAACTCAATTCCCCAATCTTTTAACTCATCAACATCCCAATAAACCAACTTAGCGTTATCCCACTCTCCATTATTTACATTATCACGAACCATAATTTCACGTTCTTTCTCCTCTGTGAGATTAGAGATAAGAACTGTAGGAACTTCTTTCATTCCAAGCCGGACACACGCTTCATAACGTTGATTACCTGCAATGATCATCAGTACTCCTGTACGGTCTGACAATATAATAGGACGTGCTTCAAAATAATCAGGGTTATCTTGAATTGATTTTTGCAACTTCAGTAATTGCTCTTCTGAAATAGTTCTCGGATTATTTTCTGCTTTTTTTAAACTTTCTATTTCTCTGTAAATTATCTCCATTAGCACACTATTTTACGTCACGAAAATAAAGATACCGAATAATCCCTGAACGGACTATCCGGTATCAAAGAAGTTACTGACACGATTTGGCAGAAGGTTTTGCTCAATATGAAAAAAGATATTAACTTTGAAACAAATCAAATATCAATATAAAAATGGAAATAAGTATATCTGAAGAAACCGAACGTTTTGCTGATTTCCTAAAACAAAAAGACAATGAGAACATTATCTTTTCTGGAGCTTTTGGAATAGGCAAATCATATTTTCTAAATAATTTTTTTAATCAGCACAAAGACAAATACACTGGAATATATCTAACTCCAATTAATTACTCTGTTGCTAATAATGAAGATATTTTTGAGTATATCAAAGTGGACATATTAATGCAGTTATTAGAAAAAGTTCCCTATGATTTTGAGAAACAAAAAATATCATTAAGCAATGCCGCATATTTTTATATGGTAAATCATCCTAAAGATTTTTGGGGTAATTTTTTTTCTATAGCAGAAAAAGTTACTTTTGGCACAGATATCATAGACAGGTGTATCGCACTGAAAGAAAACATTGAAACATATGCAAAAGATAATTCGAAAAATGAAGAATCCCATATCAAGAAATTCTTCGATAGCATTAGCATAGAGAAAGGAAGCATCTATGAAGATAATACAATAACTCAAATCATCCGTTCTATTGTATCAAGCACCAAAACCGATAATAGTCCCAATAAACAAATTGTCCTCATTATTGATGATTTAGACCGTATCGACCCTGAACATATCTTTAGAATATTAAATATATTATCAGCACATAATGATTTTTGTGGTACTAAAGAGCATAAATTTGGATTTGACAAAATAATTTTAGTATGTGATATTGATAATATAAGAAACATTTATAGTGCCAAATATGGAATAAATGTAGATTTCAATGGATACATTGATAAATTCTATAGTAAAGAAATATACCATTTTAATAATACAAATGAAATTATAAAAACCATAGCACATATTCTTGCAACAACCAAATCAGATAAAGAAGTGGGTCTAAATAACAATAGCTATTATTCACATATAACTATAAGTAGTATATTATCCGCATTTGTCAAAAATGGGTCAATTAATATAAGAACATTACTGAAATATATTAATAAAGATTTTAAAGGAGATCGATCGGTTTATATAGGGCGAAGGAGAGCACCAGTATATATGTTTCCGAATTTGGTTGTTTTCGATTTTATTCGGACAATGTTTAGCACAATAAAGGATATGGAATCTGCTATAAATAAACTTAATAAATCAAATTTCAGCATTGAAGAATCTGAGTATATTTTGAAAATATTTATAGCATTAGCTGATTATCACAATTTTGAACAAGGTGAGTACACCTATTACAATAAAGAATATAAAGCAATAATCAATATCAATATAGGAATAGTAGACTTTGCAAAAGGAGAAGTACCGGACATTGACCCATCATTAGTACTGAAAGAAGCTTTCAATACATATAGCACTCTTTTTACGTAAAAGGATAAATGTATTCTGATGACACAATTTTATGGACAGTGTCTTTTCAGAAAAAGAACAGTCTGACACATTTGCCGCACAACAGATTCTTCATCAGAAGGTCTGGCTGTGCGGTATTCTTGTTTCTGATTATTCAGTCTGCTTTTCTCATTGGTTCAATATATTATACTAAATTTATGATACCACTTGTCCGCATGGCTGAACCATCCTATAATGAATGATTTACCGAAGAGGGTTACTTTGTATAGTTTGCTCATGTGTTTCTTTGTTCTTCAATTTATCAAGGAACTCACTATCACCCGAATAATCCGCACCGATAGCCTTTTTGCTTTCAATAATGCTTTCCAAAAGGGCTATAGCTTCTTTTTTCACTTCTTCCACTTCATTATAACCGCAGGCTTTATCAACCAACCGCTCCATAGTCGATTTAGGCTTGGAAAGAGCCTCATTCAACTTTCCCAATCTCCAGTAGCAGTAATCAATTGTGGCGATGTGCTCTAATTTACTCATGGTTGTTTTCTTTCAATAACTCAATGTTATCGTGTATGTTGCCAATAACAAGACAGTCTCCATTCCTAAATGCTTCTTCAAAGAAGGGGAGATATAGCCAACTTTTTTTATCAAGCGCAAATCCGGCATAATGATTACTGTACATAACCTTGCATATATCTCCGTTGCATTCAACAATATCACCTTCGTATATTTCTTTACCGTTCTTATCACATAAGCCGGTGAACTGACCAACAGTTTCAGCCCATACGTCATCGCACCGGCAGTCTTCCGGAGAATATATCTTTGCCTTGTCTGTGAGGATAAGTCCGTTTTCGTCCCTTCCGGCAGTATAGAAAAAAGAGAGAAATCCATATATCCATTTCCCCGTATCAGTACTTTTCCCTCTGAATTTTATTTCACGCTTCATAATCAAATCTCCTCTACTTTAAAAGATAATTTCTCAAGTTTCTCAATCTGCTTACGAAGGGAAGCGATTTTCCTAATCCTCATTTCTTCCGCCTTTTTCAACGCTTCGGATTTATCGGTGAATGCGTTTTCCCCTATACAGAAGTAAGAACATAAACCATCCATTACATATTCTCCATCTTCAAATCTACTTATAATAATATCTGCTTCTATCTCTTTAATACCTTCTGTTAAGGCATACTTTGTTATAAATACTTTTGCCATAGTTATTCCTCCTTATCTATCTTAATATCTGTCACTTTGCCACGACACTTAAATTCATTATTAGGTAGTAAATCTTCGATGTATGCCCAGCGCATATAATGATTCTTTTCCGAAAGTTCTTCCCATGGCTTGTTTTTGGTTAAATAGACCAAATCATAAGCACTGTCAATATCCTCCACAATGAGCATCTTCCCTTTGTCTGGCCTTTCGCTTGCATCATGCCATACGCTATTGATACGCCAGTTCGCACCGGCAATAAATCCTTCTTTAAATTCATCTGCACCACATTCGCAACAATCGAATGCTGTATTATGACCGTTACAATGTTCGCAATATTCACGTTCTGAACATGGATAGGTTCCATTACAATTATAATGCTTATGAATTGCTTCCCTTGCCGCTTCTTCTACTGTCTGTTTCATATTTTTCTCGATTAAATTATTACCATGACATCACGCTTTCTGGCGAATATAGAATCCGTGATATAGTACGTGATGGCTTTCTCTTCCGCATCTCTCAATAATTCATGTTTAAGAATCTTATAGTAGGAGTTGGTATGCGCTGCATAGACCATGATTTCCCTTACCCGTTTCAAATCATCTAAAAAGGATTGAGGGTTATTTTTCTTTATTTTCTTTATATTCATTTGTTTTCCTTCCTTTTATTCCGTTCCCGATTGTCTTCCGAAACACACATTTTGCACCATGATGTCTTGATATAATGGGTGTTCATACTATTTTATTGCTTCATAAAACACATCCATATTGTTTTGCTCTGTCTTCCGGTGGTATGCCCGAAAAGAGGTTTGAACGGGATAACAGACAAAACTTCCGCAGCTTTTATCTCACTCTCGTTCCATTTGAAAATGAGTGTTCCGTTAGGCTTTAAGACGCGCATACACTCAGTAAATCCGTCAAGTATGAGTGTCTGCCAGTCTTTTGGCAGTTTACCGTACTTCTTAGCCATCCATGAGGTTTCACCAAGTGTTTTCAGGTGCGGTGGGTCGAATACTACCATGTAGAAAGAATTGTCCTCAAATGGAAGGTTGGTGAAATCGGCTATTACATCCGGCTTTATTTCTATGACCCTTGTCTTGCCTCTGTCCTTGGCCGTAAGTATTTCCGAACGTTTGTCAACAAATAAGGTAAGTGGGTTGTGCTTGTCGAACCAAAACATTCTACTGCCACAACAGGCATCTAATATGAGTTTTTCATTTTCCATTAAGCTATTTCTTTTGATTTCTTCAATCTCAACTTTCTCAATACT